CGAAGTCAAGACCACAGGGAATCCCGTGCGCACTGCGGCGGACGTCACCGGTCACGACGATACAAACCGCAGTACAAGCACAGAGGACACCATGAGCGACATCAAAGAAGCAGTGAAGGCTGCCATCAACGAACTGGCCGGCGAACCCGTAGCAGGCGGCACCTTCCAGCCGACCGGCACCGTTAAGGTACTCCCGGCAGGCGTCGAGAGCGAAAGCCCCTACGCGTCCAACGAGTACCACCAGGCCTACAAGAGCTTCATGCGCGGCAGCAACGACTCGTCCGTGATGAACACGCTGACCAACGCCAAGAGCGCAGCAGCCGGGTTCTACAAGACGATGACCGAAGCCACCAACAACGACGGCGGCTTCACCGTCCCGACGACCATCAACCGCGAGATTGTCGCCAAGCGCGATGAGCTCTCGTTCCTCGGTCAGGTCGGCTTCACCCGCGTGACCACGGAATCGTGGAAGCACATCATGCCGGCGCAGTCCGTCAAGGCAACCCCGGGTATCGTCAGCGAAGGCACGACCGCAACAGCCAGCGAGCCGAATCTCGCCAACTCGAAGACTATCCAGCTCTACAAGGACACGCTCGAATTCGCGCTGTCCGACGAATTGCTGGCCGACACCTCGAGCAACCTCGAGCAGTTCATTCAGGGCGAAATCGCTCGCGCGATGGCAGTCAGCGCCAACAACTACATCGTCAACGGCAGCGGTTCGGGTCAGCCGTACGGATTGCTCACCCGCGTCACGAACACCACGGCTTTCAGCGCCACGGCCATCACCAATGCGCAGATTGTCGGCTTGAGCACCGATGTCGCCGGCGAATACCTGACCAACGGTCAGACCGGTTTCATCATGCAGAACAGCACGTGGGGCGCGCTGAAGGTTCTGGACCTGACCAACTACAACCGCATCACCGAGACCGTCAACGGGCAGCGCTTGGTCGAAGGTTGGCCGGTCATGTTGTCGGCACAGATTCCTGCGATCGGGACCGGCAACAAGTCCATCATCTTCGGTAACTTCAGCTACTACGCATTCGTGGAGCGCACCTCGGGCGTTCAAATCGAGCGCTGGCGCGACATTCGCAAGGGTCTCACCTACGTGGTCGCTTCGTGGCGCTACGGTGGCGACGTGACCCAAATCGAAGCCTTCGCACTCGGCGTCCACGCTTAGTCGTCAGGGGAGCTGTCACGTAATCCTTGACAGCTCCCCGTTACGGAGTCCACACCATGAAAGTCCAAATGCTACATAGCATGGCGTACCGCGTGCCGGGCACCAAAATCACCGAGGCGTATCACCCGGGTGACGTGGTCGACCTGAGCGAATCGGAAGCGCAGCAGCTCATTAACGAAGGCTCGGCGGTCCCACTGACTGACGAACCAGCCCCGGCACCTGAAGCCAAACCCAAGCGTCCGAAGGTGGTCTAATGGCGTACGCAACCGCAGCCGATTTGCGCGCATGGCTGAAAATCTCTTCAACCGCAGACGACACGCAGCTCGGGAATGCGGTCACGCGTGCGCAGCAGTACATCGAGACGCAGACGGGCCGCGTGTTTGAAGCGGCAGCCGACACCACGCGCAAGTTCACCCCGCTCCACGTCTCGCAAGGCGGCAACCTGCTCGACCCGGACACGTTGCAATTCGACCAAGACCTCGCGGTTCTCACGTCGATTACCAACGGAGACGGAGCTGCCATTCTTACGACGGACGTGATGTTGTTGCCTGCCAATCGGAAACCCGCCTACGCAGTGCGCATCATCTCGGGCACGTCGGTTTGGAAGTACGACCCGATCCCGTGGAACGCGGTAAGCATCGTTGGACGTTGGGCGTATTCAACGACGCCACCGGCTGACATCGTCGAAGCCACGCTCGAGCTGGCAGGGCACCTCTACCGCAACCGCGACCAGTCGTCCTACAGCAACGCGGCAGTCATGTCCGCGGACGGCGTGCCGATTATGCCGCCGGGCATGCCATCAATCGTCAATCGCTGCATCAAACAGTATCGGCGGCACTCATGAGTCAGCTCACCAACATCGTGGACGCGATTGTCGGGATGAGCGTCGCACCGGTCACGCTTGTGCTGCGTGGGTCCACGTTGAAAAACGCGGTCAACATCGCCGACGCGCCGGTGCGCATCGTGTCGGCGGTCGGTATGCAATCGACCCGCGTCAAGACAGCGACCCTCGGTGGTTCTGGTCACGTGATGACGGCAGAGTGGGCAATCAGTGACGTGGCGCTGATTCGCACCGCGGGCACTGGCTTGGGATTGTCGGACGTTGTCAGCGATATGGAATCCTACCTCGCAGCCTACCACGACGCGGCGCGCACGTTGGTCGCACCGGCGTGGGCGGTCATCGACATTCGCTGTCGTGCCCAAATATTGGAATGGCCGCAAGCGTCAGGGCGATTCTATGACGCGGTCATTGCCACGGTATCCGTTCGCGAAATCAACCAATAGGAGCAATCAATGGCACAGACAACCGCATCAATCAACGGCGCAGCGGCTACCGTGTCCCTCAAGGTGGGCGCGGGGTCCTACGTCGACATCAGCGGCAGCACGCAGAGCGTGGATGCTGCAACCGCCACGGTCATGAACAGCGAGGCGTACACCCTCGACGGTTCGGGCTCGATCGTGTACGTCGGCAAGTTTGAACCGGTCGAAGTGACGGTCAACATCCTCTACACGGAGACTGCCGCGACCGAAGGTTTCATCCTGGTGCAGGACGCGTTTAAGAACAAGACTGCCGTGCAGCTGAAGTGGGTACCGCGTGGTGCCGCGTCCGGTGCCAACACTATCGAGACGATGGCCACGGGGTACATCACCTCGATGGACTTCCCCGCGGTGGACGCATCCTCAGCCGATGCGCTGATGGTCAGCTTCGTCGTGAAGTGTCCGGGTATCACCTACACGGAAGTCGCATAGTTCGGGCGTGCGGTCATGGTGGGGCGTGACCGCAAGCCAATCAACAGCCCCACTTTTTCCCTACTTCGCACTGTGATGCAGGGAAATGCAGTTTCTGAGAGATCCCGCAGCACATTTTTAGGAGCATGCCCCACATGCAGTACACCATCGACGCAGACATGATTACTATCCGCGACCTCATCGCACTGCAGGACGTCGGCAACGACAGCGCCAAGCAAATCGCCATCCTTCGGAAGGCAGTCATCGTTGAGGGCGGCGAGTTTGAAGACATCCCAGCACGGCACTTCCGGAAGATTATCCAGACCATCCTCGCCGAGCTGGACCCGAACGTGGGAAACTAAAGCGCCGGCTGCTTGCTCACCTGTGGACGCAAGCAGAAGCGCCGGCGGAATACATACGGCTGATTATGTGTCGCGATGTCTACCATTGCACGCCGACGGAATTGGATAAGGTCCCATGGCGGATTATCCGCGAGGACCTTGAGATGATTTCGATTGAGCGCTCGGTAGAGAAGCGACGGAGTAAGAAGTAATGGCCGAAGAGACGGTACTGATTCGGTTTAAGGGCGAAGACGAAGCAAGCTCGGTGGCCAACGAGGTCAACCAGAAGGTTGACAGCATTGGCGGCAAGGCTGGACAGGTCGGCGGTTCATTTACCAAAATGGGCTCGGTGATGACCGGTGTCTTGCAAGGTGTTGGGCAGGCAATCGGTGGGTTTGTCACTGACATGGGCGGCAAAGCGCTCGGTGCGGTCTCTGATTTTGTCAGCGGCTCCATCCAGGAAGCGTCGCAGTGGGACTCGGTCTTCGCGCAGACGGAAGCGGTCATTGCCTCGACCGGCGCAGCGGCAGGCGTAACCGCGGAAGATATGGCGAATCTCGCCGGAAGCCTCAGCGCATCCGCTGGGGCGTCGTTGTTTTCCGATGATGCCATCCTCGGCGCGCAGAATCTGCTAGCCACATTTACGAACATCAAGGAAGACACCTTCGCCGATGCAACTCTCGCAGTGACGAACATGTCGCAAGCGATGGGCACGGACCTCAACACCGCGGCGATGCAGGTCGGTAAGGCACTCAACGACCCCGTCGCGGGGTTAGCAGCGCTCAGCCGATCGGGCGTGCAATTCACAGACGAACAAGAAAACATGATAAAAAGCATGGTCGAAGCGGGCAACGTTGCCGGCGCGCAGCAAATCATGCTACAAGAACTCGAAACACAGTTCGGTGGGTCGGCTGCCGCTGCGGTCAACACCTACGCCGGGCAGCAGGTCGTACTCGCCGAGAAAATGAACGACATCAAGCAGACGCTTGGCGAATCGCTCATGCCCATTCTCATGCAATTCGGTTCGTTTATGGTGGATACGGTAGTGCCAATCATCGCGGACGTCGTCAGACGCATCGCTGAGTGGATTACGACCACCAACGAGTCGGGAGTTATCGCAACGGTGTTTGACACCATCCGCGGAGCAATCGCTGCCGTGCCGGGAATCATCGCCGAGCTGGGCGTCTACTTCGGAATGTTGGCGACGTGGTTCCAGCCGATTATGGACGCGGCGATGAACTTCATCGGCATTTATGTGCCAATTCTCCAGCAGGCCGGTGACGCAGTTATGCAATACTTCGCCTCGCCTCTGGTGCAGTCACTCATCACATCGCTGATGTCGTTGTTCTCAGCAGCTGCGCAGCTTATTCAAGACGTACTCGTGGCAGCGTTTGGATTGCTTGGGCAGGCATGGACGAAAATCGCGGAACTGTTCACGCAGTACTGGCCGCAGATTCAGACCGTGCTAAACACGCTCGTCAGTGCCGCCACGATTGCGGTAAATTTTGTGACCGGTCTCTTCACCGCGTTGTCGCAATTGGTCAAGGGCGATTTCGCCGGCGCGTG